GAATGGCTTGGTTTTTAGGAAGACCGAGTTTTGTTAAATGGTTATCTGGTGGAATACCAAATAAAGTATTTATGCAAAACGAATTGCCTAACTTATATCAAGCTCTTGGAGTTGGACAACCTATAAGGAGAGCTGTTGGAACACAAATCCCTACAGATGCTATTAGAGAGGGAGTTGAATACACTAGGCAAAGAGTTGAAGATGAAGGAGTTGATCCTAAAGCACCTATAGCTGTAACACCTTTAGAATTGCCAGAAGTTACCTCTGCTAATCTTGGCGCCCAAAATCAAGCACCCATGAGCAGAAGTTTGTTAGGTGGAAATCCAGCTAACGAAGAAATATTTGACAGACGTAATCAAATAGATCAAGGACTTCAAGGACTAGCTTAGTCATCAAAAAACTCAGGATCTATTGCAACAATACGTTTTGTTGGCCTACCTGTTGATTTAGTCTTAACATCCTTCTCTTGGATTTCTCCAGAGTTCTTGAGTCTTTCTATAATCTCTTTGACCTCGTATGACTTCATACTTCTAAATATCTCACGCCTATCTATATCACGCTTGCTGATACCTATATCACCTTGAGACCTAATAAAGCTTAACACCTGTTTAATCTTGCCTTCTGTCTCAGAGCCAGCAACTTTATCTTCACAATTATCTACAAGCAATTGATCGTAATAATACACATAATCAATAGCCCATTTAGTTATATCACCTCTAATAATATTAGTCTTAGGATTATCAGCTAATGCACATATCAGAGCCAACCTCATAGCCTTTTCCCTAGTCCTAGATAACAATACCTCTAAACCATCTTTCTCTAAAAGATCCTGTTCCTCTATTAGTTTGTAAGCCAGTTTAGTTAATAACTCTTTGCTTTCATTATCAAAAGTAAGTACACGTTGTTTAAAATCCATCTCTGAATTGTTTTTAGCAAGCTCTTCCATTTCATTTTTAGTCTGTCGCATGTTTCTAACCCATTCACATATAGCATGAGATGGTTCCATGAAGGGTACCATTCTGCCTACAACTCTTGGTAGCTTAGACTCTACAACAATAAACCTATTTAAAAATCCATCTACAATCCTACCTGTAGATAAAGCACCGTAAAAATTCTTTGGCACACTCATACCCATAAGTGTTATAGCTGGTTTTATTGTTGACCTATCCATAGCTTCTTGCTGTTGTTTGCTAGACATATTCATAAGAGAGTAATTATCTGGTCTAATAGTACCGTGACAACGACCCCAGGCTTCCATAAGAGCTTGCAGAGCGTCTTCTTTGTTAGAGTTAGATGACTTGGCTATACTCTCTAATCTTTTACCAAACTCATCCATTACAGTTATGTGCGTCGGTTTATGACGCAATAAACTATAAACAGCACCACTTGATGTATAACCATCCCCAGCCATAAGATCAATATGACCAGAACTATCTAATATAGACTCAACAACCGTTTTAGTATTTTCTTTACCTTGGCCAGATTTAGCAATACACATAAAATACAAAGACGAAAAGTTATTCATGTCTGACTTATACATACGACCAGCAGCAACAGAACCAACACCTAAAGCTGACTGTAAGCTTAAAGCTGGTTGAGATATTTGTGCTATCTTTTCTGAATACTCATAGATGTCTTTTATTATTCCTGGTGGAGAATATAACTCTGCTGGTTCTTTAATAACTCTGTTCTTAGATATGTAACTAGGAGCAGCTTGGTTCTTACGCTCATGGGTCTTCATAATAGAGTTAACAGTTGTAGCTATTTCTGAATCATTTAGAGGCGGTTTGTTATTCCTATTCCAAGATTGTATAAAGAATTGCGTAAAATCTGTATTTAATCCTTTGGCGATAAGATAACCTGCCAGTCTGGCTGCAGTATCATTACGGCTTCCCTCTACAGCTGCTTCAAGAGAGAGGGGGGTAGCTATAGGTTTGCCGTTAATTTTATCTGCGCCAGTTACTTTAATCCAATCTTCACGGGAGAAGTCTGGCAAGTCACCTGTATCATGCAATTCCCAATCTGGTATTACTTGGGGTTCATAGATGGCGCCAGTAGCATGTATATTATATGGAGCAATAATCAAGCCACCGACGCCTCTTATATCAATCAGCTTTGCTGGGTCGAAACCAGCAACTCTGCGAGCGACATAAGTTGTAAAATTTTCTGGGTTATTATAGTAATAATGCATACCCTTACCAGTTGCTACCTTTAATGGTGTAACGGGTAAATTATTTGCAGCCCATACGACTGCCTCTGGAGTATCTGCATCTATAACAAGAAACTTACCAGTTACTAAGGCTACGACTAAATCGTTACGGCCTTTAAACCATCTTGTTATTTCTTCTGTTGTTGGTTGTTCGCTTTTAAACCTTTCCCAGCTACCTAATTCTCTTGGCGGTACTTTATTATGGCGTAGTAAAGGTACTACACTAAAGCCTGATTCCGCATAGGCAAGCGCTAAATCCAACGCAGAGTCTTCTGCTGTTGCTTTGACGTTGAACACTTCTACTATTCTTCAAATGTAGTTTCAAGTGGTCCATAGATAGATTCAAAGTCTAGCTTACCGTCTGCTGCTTTAATAATCTTCTTAGCCTGTTTTATAGATGGTTGACGCCTACCATACCTCCAGGACGATGCAGTTGCTTCAGAACATTCAAATAATTTTGCTGCTCCAGCATTACCTATATAGGCAATATAATCTTTTAAAGATATACGTTTCACTTCTCTCTCCTTGTAATCTGGCTCTAATTTGTTATCGTATAAAGATTCAAGATCTTTATTACATAACTCTTTAAGCCTGTATAAATAATTCACTTTCCATTGATTTTTATTGACTTCACTCATTTTTCTTTTTGTAATAAATTTATTTTGAACTAAAAGTATACAGATGAAAATTCGTCCTGTATACTAATATTTTATCTTTTGGAGGATATATGAGCGATATTATAAGTCGTATAAAAAGCCCAAGTGATCTTGTCGATTCACAGGGCGCTAAACTTCTGGTGTACGGAATATCAGGTGGTGGTAAAACAACCCTCTGTCAAACCGTTCCAGGCAAAACTCTTGTCATAAGTATGGAAGCTGGTCTTCTATCTATTAAAGACGCTAAGAATGTGACTGCTATTGAAGTCAAAGAAGCTGCTGAAATAGAAGAAATAGCACAGCTACTAGAAAGTGGTAAGTTAGACTACGATACTGTTTGTTTAGACAGCGTGACAGAAATGTCAGAGATTGTTTTAGCAAATGAGTTTAAGAAAAACAAGGACCCAAGGAAAGCATACGGAGAAGTTATTCAGATAATGACTAAGACTATGCGTAGATTTAGGGACCTACCAATACATGTTGTATTTATTGCTAAACAGCAAGAGGTACGAGATGAAACAACAGGTTCGTTACACTACCAGCCAATGATGGTTGGAGCTAAACTGCCTACACAAATTCCTTATTTCTTTGATGAAGTCTTATGTTTAAGAACATTTGATGTCGAAGATGATAAGGGTAAAAAGTCAACCGAACGGTGGTTGCAAACAACCCTTGGCGCTAATTACATCGCTAAGGATAGGAGTGGTAAGTTGGATTCTTTAGAGAAGCCTGACCTATCATATATTATTAACAAGTTAGGATTTAAAGGAGAAGTATAATGTCTGACTTTGATAAAATTGATTTTAGTGATGTGAATTTTGACACGCTAGAATCTAGAACTGGGGAATCAGAACCCTTCATACCGAAAGGTGATTATAATTGTGTTGTTATGACATGCACAAAGCATGTATCTGCTGCTGGTAACAATAGCATTAAGCTAGAAGTAAAAGTACATAACGAGCCAAAGTTTAATGGTTGGATTGTTAGGAAATACTTTAGTCTATGGCACCCTAACGAAGAAGTTGCTGGATATGCAAAGAGCGATTTTTCTTTATTCTTGAAGGGTCTTGGACTTAGCAGACCTCCAGAAAATGCTGAAGATCTACAAGGTAAGTCTTTAATCTGTACTTTTTCTGAAAAAGATAATAGTGACAATGACAATCCTGCGTACCAAGCAACTACTAATGAGATAGTAGCTTTTAGAACTCCTAAAGATGATGGCCTTGCACCACCTAAAAAAGTGGATGTACCGCCAAGCATGGCACAAGAAGATAGCGGAGAATCTGACAAGCCTTCTTTATAAGTATATAGGCTCCGCTAGGGGTCTTTAGGGTGAAATGTACTCCGTAAAATACACCTCAAATCCCAACCTAGCACCTTATTATGAAACCACAATCAGCAAAACAAAAAGGTCGCAAACTCCAACAGTGGGTTAGAGACAAACTTATTGAACTTCTAGACATACATCCAGAAAATGTTAAATCAACATCAATGGGTGCTGGTGGAGAAGATGTAATTATGAGTAAAGAGGCAAGAGATGCCTTTCCTTATTCTATCGAGTGTAAATGCCAAGAAGCTTTAAATATATGGAAGGCCTATGATCAAGCTTCGGCTAATTGCGGAGTTCATCAACCATTAGTTATTATTAAAAGGAATAGGTCTAAGACCTTAGCTGTTGTAGAGGCTGAGTATTTTATTAATCTTCATAAAGACTAATCAATCTATTTAAATACCACCTGGCTTTTTTTAAGCCAATTAGTGCATCTTTCTTTTCGTATCGCCATATGTATTTAAGTATGTTGCCTTTACAATAAGCGGCAAATCCGTCTGGTGTCATACTAGATTCAATGGCGTCAATACATTCTATATCGCCATCTTTATAATGATTTGGATTTACTGGGTCATTCATGTTTTGTCCTTGTACTCTTCTCGTAGTTCTGGGAACTCAGATAGGTAGCGAGTCAGTATGTGTTTATTGTCTGCATTTTTCAAAAGCTTGGTCAAGGTTTCTTGTAGAGCCATAAGATTGTCTATGTCAATATCTCTTTTGATCTCAGCAATAATCTCTTCAACCAAATCATTCACCTTTTTTCTCTTGTTGTTCTATTATCATATCTGCCATCTCGTTGAATGTGGCCAGCTCTCTGCTGCTCATAGACTCCACATATTGCCCTGACTCTAACCACTCAGCGTTGAATCCAATCTTTTCAAGCTTTATTTTAAGCTTGGCTTCAAAAATTTCTATTGATCTGTCTGTCACTTTTCTCTCCTATGGTTTTTTTTACAAGTACATATCTACCTTTCACGTTTTGATACCCACGTCTTTTTAAACTTTTAATAAAATTCCTAAATTTTTTTTGGCTATTAAAAAACCTGTGTGCGAAAATGTATTCACCGTCCTTGCTGTCACCGTTCCAAAAGTTGACCACATATTTGTGTGGTCCAGTGTGCGTTGTAATATGAAAGACCTTTTTATACATTTTCTACTCCTAATATAGATCTTTTTTTGTCCTTGAACGCCTGGATCACCTCCGTGTGACAATCCTCGTTGATACCGCGTATCTGGTGTATAGGCGCTTTGTTTGCGAGATAGTAATTTTCTAAGCCAGATACCGTATCAATCTTGGCCATAAATCTAATTATAAATTTGGTTATGTCCCGGGCGAACTTTTCTTCGTCACTCATAGTCTTGGTGCAAATAGTTCAAATAATAATCGCAGCTGCTCATCGCTCAGATACACCAGGTGTAGTGGTAATCTATTTCTGTTCATAATACAACTCCTTTTTGTTTATCTATTATTGCCAGTACACCAAAATGATTCCTTAAGATCCATGCAGTGTCGTTTTGTTGAGAAGACTCCCTGTCCGGGTGTGAGTGCTCATTGAGCTTTGATCCCATATTGTCTTCTACGTGACAGGCCCATCTATAACAAGCCTGGTCAAATGTTTTCGCTTTCATTGTGTAAGTCCCTCTTTTGTTTGATCTCTTCGTATTCGATCTTAGTTAGAAATATCTTGTCATTGACATTTTTGAGTTTCGCCTCTAACAGCTCTTTTCTGCTTTCGTATTGCATAAGCTTGCGGTTGTAATGTTTCTCCCAATTATCCATGAGCAGCTCTCTTCGCTCTGCGCTTGGCATTGTTCCTGTCTTTTACTCTACGGTTCCCTGCATCGAACCAGGTTTCTATAATTTTGTCTTTTAAGTCTTTATTAGATAGATCTGATTTGTTTTCTAAGATCTCAATATCTTTTGCCACAAGAATGTGAGATGTATATTTTTGTATCTTTTCATCTACAAGCTTAAACTTGTAGTCTGCTCCGTGGTAATTGACCTTACCGTTATTTATTTCTGCTACCATTACTTGTTCACCATTTCGTATACAAAATCACCTCTAGCAACTTTGTTTTTAAAATCCACACTGAGATCCGGAATGTCCAGAAGAACAGCTGTCACTGTTTCCCTATCTGGAACCACATCAAAATCTAACTCTACCGTAACAATAACCTTTGCTTCACTTTGCATAACGCACCTCGTATTTTTTAATTAATTTTTCTGCCCTGGCATTTACCAGATCAGCATAAGCGTGTATCTTTTGTAATTCTTGTTCAGTCATTACGCCACCTTTTCTAATTGATTAGTGAGTTTTGTTTGAACTCTTTGCAT